ATATAAAATATTATTGTCTTCATTAGGAATTAATATACATTCTACACTGTGAAACAATACTTTTCTACTTTCAAAATAGGATTTAACCATACTTTCTAAAGCGTCGTCAATCAGGTGTTTATCAACGCTTTGAAACATACTCTTACAAATTGTAATTTTATCTTCGACCAGTATCGTGTCTAAAAAGTGATGAACTACATATTTCTTAATATTTTCTGGTGATATCCCATGAACTGATTGTAATAAACCTCTCATACGTTGTAAATTTGAATAATAATCTGTAAGGTCATTTTTTCCACCAAAAACTATTTTGTCATTTTCTTTTACCATTTTCATTAATTCAAGAAAAGTTGATTGCTTTTCTTGTTTTAACAAGTCAGTATCGAGTTTTATTTGTACCTTTTGATGCGAATATTCAATAGGTGTAATGTGCTCATACAACGATGAATTAGTATCATAAATTTCAATTGGTTTAAATAGATATATGTCATCTTTATTTTCGAGTATCCCTGGACGCTCGTATTCATCAACTAATAATTCATTTTTGTTATTTACGAGAAAAGTAAGAGTGCTATATATTTGCTCGATTGGGTATGGTTTTACTTCATTTATAAGAGAAATCAATTCTGCTCTTCTATAAAAATGGTTTTTCTTAAATAAACTTCGTATTTTATTCGCTATGCGTATATTGTTCGTTGTAGTAAAATCCTCACTATATGTGTCTAAAACAATATCATCATCCGTTATATTGACATTTGGACTACATACAAGTTCACATTTATCCTTATAATCACAAGCATCAGTGAATGGTCTATCACCTATCTTAAACTCGGTCTCGATATTATCAGTAGATAATTTGATTATTAATTTCTGGTTGGCGGCTATAGCATTGAGTTTTTCAACAGTGAAACCTGTTTGCTTTACATTGAGAAGACAATCAACTGACGTCTCTTTTATTAACCTCGAAACATTACCAATTTTAATAGATTTTCTTTCTGCCATTCTGTAGATATATAAGTCAGCACATTCTTCATTTGAACGTTCCTTGTCTTTAATAAGAGTCGCGTGTAAATAAATTTCAACATTTCTCTCTTCAAATGGAAGATTGCAATGACTGAAATTACGAACACCTCTACCAATAATCTGTTCTATTCTGTTCATATTATACCATGGATCCATAACATGAATCTGACGGACGTTTTTATAGTCAAGACCTTCAGAACCTGCTCTAGATATTAAAATTACCTTGATATTTTCACCATATTTATTGCTGGATTCATTAAAATAAGCAAGGTCTTTTGTATTGTTGGGAGATAGAAGCATGTCTCCCGTTATCATTAAATATTGTGCGGGTTTAAATTTGTGTCCCACTATGTCAATTTGGTCTCTTGTTTTAAGGAGTATAGAATCGATCGGTTTTATTATCGGTGTTTGTTTATCTAACAATGACATCGTGTTCGGTGTTGTCGAAAATCGTGAAAACCCCATTTCCTCAAGGGCCAGTGCTACTGGAATGATACCATTTTCAATGAACTGTGAATAAATTAAAATAGTTCCAGTTGAACGTAAAATGATGTCACATATTTTACTTATCTTGGAACTGTATTTGTGAATATGTTCCTTATCGAATACCCGTCCATACGTTCTTAAAATATTAGGTTGATAATTGTATGAGATTGTGTCTCCTGTTTTGGTTTCGATCATAGTGTCTTTAAGTCCCTCACTAATCGTTGAAGGGTAAGTAATATTCAACGCAAGAATCGGTTTTAATAATGTTTCATATCCATAGTTTGTTGTATGAACATCATTTTTTAAGTCGTCCATTATTTGTAAATACTTTTTTTCTTGGAATTCGTTCATTACAGTCAAGTATGGTTGTATAAATTTAATGTTGTCAACGATTTCTTTGCCGTCATTCAATTGTATGGTTGGTCGTTTGTTTATTCCTGATAATGTGCTCTTTGGATCAAATGTGTCAGGATAAATCCTGTAGGGAAATGTATATGGATTCTCACCTCTTACATATGAAACATATCCTGTCATTTTTTGTTTTAAAAGTTCTCTACCACCAGTTTTAAACGAACCATTTTCGTCGAACACATCATTTACTTTTATTTCTTTACGCCCATCATTTACATTCAATAAATTTGTTATCCAGATGATTTCTTTGTACGAATTATACATGGGAGTCGCTGATAATAGCAATAATCTTACATTATTTGCTTCTTTTGCAATGTAGAATATGTATTCGGTAACGCTTTTTTTGTTTTTCCCTTCTTCAACACGTAAATTGTGAACCTCATCTATTATTATCAATCGGTTACTGAAAACTTTCGTAATAATTTTTTTCTTTGTTTCTTCACTATCTGTGTTTTTTATATAATCCACAACATTATTCGCAAATTTATCGTATCCAAAAAATTCATATGACGAATCAATAATTTTATTCATATTTGACTCGATTTTCTCTTTACTCATTCCTTTTATATGTGCTGGATTAATCTCATTCAATAACGAATTCCCCACACATGATTTTATATTCCATTCACCTGATTTCGACATTATTAATTTAGAAGGGTCAAATAACTGCAACCGAAAATTCATTTGAACGTTGGGAGCTGCTATAACTATTATACGACCTGAAACTTCTTCATTTTGACGTATCTGTTTCATGTACGAACGCATCTCTTCCGCAATTCCGATAGCACTACAAGTTTTTCCTGAACCAAGACCGTGGTATAAAAACAAGCTATTGTAGGGTGTCTGTAATGACAAAAAATTTCTCACAAATAATTGATGAGGCATTAATTCAAACTCCATGCTACATAATATATTCGCTTGTTTTTTTATGTCGTACAGTGTTCCGTCATATTGCGTGTCATTGAATTCCTTCTTTTTTGCAATTTTGATATTAAAATGTGGGTCATCAAGGTCAGGGTATAAAAAGTCGAAGTCATTATTACTTTCATTGTACTCAAACTTAACCATTTCGTTATCATTTGCGTCATCGCTATTGTCAATTTCAGTTTTTGTGTCGCTTTGGATTATGTCTTTTTGGTTCATCTTGATAGATTCATCCCCATTTTTATTTTTACATGTCCTTTTTTTACGGTTCTTTACTAGAACAACATTTTGATTGATTTTAGTACTAGTGTCATTTTCTTGAGGTAAAATAGGTTCACAATTTCCATTTTTGTTCTTACGTGTTCCTCTTTGACAATACTTCTTTACTATTGGGACATCAGGAGCAATATTCTGGTTAATTTCAGTATTTGTATCATTTTCTTGAGGTAGAATAGGTTCATAATTTCCAACCTTGTTCTTACGAGTCCCTCTAACGCTTTTTTTGCTCTGGTCTATAGGCACATCGTTTTCAGTATTTTCGTTTCCGCTGGTGTCACTTTTTTTATTTTTACGTGTCGTGTTCTTTTTCACTTTTATTTTTATGATTACATCTTTTGTGTCATTCATTTATTTTATATATTGTTATAATAAATAAATATGGACTAACATAAATGTTACATATGCCAATATTTTTGTAGTGTATTATCAATTCTTGTAATCATATTAATTTTTTCAACGTTATAATGACGTATGGAGTTGATACAATCCGCATATGTTTTCCATGCCATTATACTAACTTCAGAATCATCGAAATTTTCCATATTTGTCAAGTGATTATACTCAGTGTACATCAAATAATATTTATGTTTATAATTCTTATAGTTAGAACCAATAAAAACCTCTTCAAAAGGAAGGATATTTTTGATTCTAATCATATGGTCTGTCATAAACCCTGTTTCTTCAACAGTTTCACGCACGGCACATTCATATTCGCCTTCAAGATAATTACGTCGTCCCTTTGGAAAACCCCATTCAGGAAATTCCCAAGTGTATTCTTTATTACTATTATCAATAAGTGTCTGCATCTTTTCACATTTCAATTTATTAAACTTCGAACGTGATATTTCTTCTTCTGACCTATATAAAGGTGTAGATGACGTCTGTGTATTTTGCCATAAATTTATCCATAATGTGTCAAAATCATTTTCCATAATTTTCTTTTTTTCCAAATTAGTCATTTGTTTAAACATATTCGTGATGTATTCATAATCTTGTAAATTATACTTTCCTCGTATAAAATCGATATATCCTAGAGTGTCTTTCCTGCATATCATTAAATATTCACGAACATTATTATTTATTCTAAATAGAACACAACCAAAACTTACTATAGGATTCTTACAATGTCTAAACAAATGACCGAATTTTCCACAATTATTACAAATGTCCTTATTAATTTGAAGGGTTGATATTTTATTATGGTGTGACAAACATGTTCTACGTCTATTTTTAGGCGGATTGTGAAAATTTTCACCAGAATCTCTTTTTTCTAATTGTGTCCATTTACTAGACCGCGAAACGATTAGGTTATTACACGACACTTCACTACTTGTGGTCTTCAATAATTCAATATGTTTCCAATTATTATTCATTGGCAATATTGAATTAGAATGATTTAACTTTATACTGTTAAAACGTATAGATTAACAAAATGATGTAAGACGATAAAGTATCTATATGAAAAAAAACGAAATAAGCTCTTTAATTTGGGGACCTAAATTCTGGTTTCTATTACATTGTATCGCATACAACTATCCTGATACTCCTAATCCAATAACAAAACGTAAATACTACGATTTGATTCAAAATATTCCATTATTTATTCCAGATGTTGAGATGGGTGATAATTTTAGCATATTTTTGGATAAATATCCTGTATCACCATATTTATGTAGTCGTGATTCATTTATGAGATGGGTTCATTTTATTCATAACAAAGTCAATAATCTATTAGGAAAAGAAGAAATATCTTTGTATGAGAGTTTAGATCGGTTTAATCGTGATAATGTATGCGATATTCAAACACACGATTATTATTTTAATATCAGTAACAAAACAAAAAAACAACTTGTATATGCGTGTTTAATATTTATTGGTTTATGGATGATAGTTGTTCATGAATAAAATATGTATCAAAAATGTATAATGCGAATTGAAATAATGTTATTTTTGATTTCATCATTCGTTATAGCTAATATTTATACAGATGGTAATATATTGAAAAAAGCTTTGTCTTTCAAGAAATATTATCAAATGGTAGGAGTAGCAATAGGAACATTATTCATTTACTATTTAGTAAAAAAGAATCCTCTAAAAACAAGAGAAATATTGATTGCTTCAAATGACTATATAAAATATTTACCTATAGATAAAAGTGCATCAGATATGATTTCACCTATTATAAACTTCACAACAAAAAATATTCCCCACAATGAGATACAAATGAATTCTGGTGAAACAACTCAAAATGGTGGTGTTGTAAAAACGAAACGTTCTGTATCCGAGACAAAAAAGAAGTTTGTAGCGTCACGACAAAATTGGAGATGTGGTGAATGTAAGGAACAACTGAAAGCATCATTTGAGGTAGACCATATAGTGAGGTTAGAGCATGGTGGAAGCAATCATATAGATAATTTAGTCGCATTGTGTCGGGGGTGTCATGGTGATAAAACAACTATCGAAAATCTATAATGTAATTGTAATATAATATGAAAGATAATTACACGAAACATATATTATTGATACTTACAATAATATCAGTAAGTGTGACATTATACTATTGTTCGAATGATTATAACGCATTGACAACCACAACATACCTATACTTATTTACCGCGGTTGTTCCACTTTTACTGATATTTCTATTTGCATTTAAGAAAGGAGGTATATTCAGTGAGACGTTTAATATCTACCTAATACCTGCATTGCTATTTTTTGCGGTTGTTTACAGCACTTTGACATTCATCTACAGTAAATTAGACGACAATACAATCTTCTTACTAGGTTATGTTTCGAATATTTTGTCAGTTTGTATACTAATATTTGGTTTAGCTATAATTCATAAAATTTTTGTAACTAACATCATGAAAGTAGGTGGAACACCGAAATTTTTATTATCATTGCTGTTTTTCATACCTTGTTTATTGAATGATTTTATATTAAGTGTCAAGCAAGATTTTGTGACTGCTCCTTCATTAGCTTACTTCCTGATCTTTGTGGAATTTATTTTATTGATATTATATTTTTCTATCAAATGGATACTGAATACCAAAATGATAAATAATGAAGTAATGATACATAACGGTAAATTCTTTTTAGATACAAAAAAAGAAATCAATTTAGCAAATATCGTTGAATTGCGAGGACAAACAGAACATAGCGCTACTGATTTATTAGATTCCATATCTAAAACAAAACCATTGTCGTATGCATTGTCATTATGGATACAAATAAATCAACCTGAGATATCCAATATTGAATTTCCTATATTATTGTATGGCGATAATAGTAATCCTAAACCGAAAATAACTTATAAAAGTGGTAGTAACGTTTTAAATGTTGATGTAAGTGGTATTAAAAGTGGTATTAAAAATGAGCTAACAAATATAGATATTCCAATAGAACACCAGAAATGGAATCATGTTGTTTTTAATTATAACAGCACTATAGTGGATATTTTTTTTAATGGACTTTTATACAAAACGATAAATTTAACAAAGAATATACCAGTCCATTATTTAAGTGATACGATAACAATAGGTAATAACGACTTGATTTTAAATGGAGCTCTCGCAAATATAACTTATCATGTAGAACCACTTAGTGCATACCAGATTTTAGCAAAATATAGATTTGGAATCAATACTATAAATTTGTAATATCTTATGTATGTATACAAAATGAAAACGATAGTAATAGTTCTTGGAATTTTAGTAATTACATTGTTGTATGTATTATTGATGTACTACAGTGGAAATAATTCATCTAAATTAGTGTCTATCACATCTTTAAAGACGGGTAATGCTTCCATACCTGTTTCAAATATGTCTTCTTCAACAAGATATGCTCTTGGTATTTGGGTTTATGTAAATTCGTGGGATACAAACAAAATAAAAACAATTTATTCTATGCCTGGAAAAGTCGTTCTATATTTAGATTCAATGATGCCAGCGATGAATGTCGATTTTTACATAAAAGGAAACGAAAACCCGACCACGATCTGTCTGTCTGAAAATTTTCCACTTCAGAAGTGGGTTTACGTAACAGTAAGTGTTGACAATAGTTTTGCTGATTTGTATATAGACGGAAAAATGGTGAAATCTACCAAATTAAACGGAATTCAATCTGATGCGAAAGAATCAAACATTTATCTCGGTGGAAGTCCAGCATCAATGAATGATATTGTGGTCGCAAGATTCATGAAATGGAGTAACCCTTTATCATTATCCGAAGTTTGGAATGAGTATCTCAAAGGAAACGGTAGTAGTAATGCATTCTATAAAATGATGTCATCTTATGGTATTAATATAAATGTGCTTAAGGATAATGTAAAAACTGCGACATATCAATTATTCTAATCTGTGTAATAAGTATTTAATAGTGATTTAGCGTCGGTGGTAAGATTGTATAATAATATTGTAACATAATATTATACAATGTCAGATTCTATAAAAAATAGTATATCAAATAGCGTGTCTAATGGCATTAGCAGTATTTCAAATAATGTAGGAAGCATAAAGAATTCTATTTCTGATGCTGGTGCGTCTATCTATAACAGTGCGGTGAATACAATTTCTAATCCAATTCCTGATGGGTCGTTGGTGAATGCGAGTAGTGAATATGTAAGGTCTAACAGTATAGTTGCGAAATTTGCGTTCTTGATACTGGTTTTGATAGTATTTATTTTTATATTGAATTTAGGAATAAACATTATCGGGTATTTTATGAACCCTACCAATAATCCATTTATAGTAAAGGGTACATTAGACGGAAAAAATCCTCTTGTAATATCTCAAAATCCAAAAGACGCAAATTCAGTGTCAATTAGTCGTTCAAATAATGAAGACACAGGAATTGAGTTTACGTGGTCTGTTTGGTTGCTTCTAACGAACAACACAACAGATAAAAAATACAAGAATATTTTTAATAAGGGTGATTCTTATTATAATAATGACACGGGAAAAGGGATTTCACTTGTAAATAATGGTCCTGGACTATACTTAAACTCTCTATCAAACAACCAAAATACTTTACAGGTTATTATGGACACAGTAAATCCAAATGGTGGTCCGTCGGAAGTTAATGTAGATGGTGTTCCATTTAATAAATGGTTTCATGTGGCAATTCGTATCCAGAATAAAGTATTAGATGTGTATGTGAATGGAACAATAGCAAGTCGTCATGTAATGAAGTTTGTACCAAAGCAAAATTACAATGATGTTAATGTTTGCCAAAATGGTGGATTTGACGGACAGTTATCAAACTTACAATATTTTAGTCATGCATTATCTGCTTTTGAAATAAATTCGATTGTTATAAACGGACCAAATCTAAAGTCAAGTGTTCTAAACTCAGCAACGAACTCAGTAGTGCCATATTTCTTGTCGAATGCGTGGTACACATCTCAACAATAATAGACGATATAGTATAGTAAGTATGTCATTTACAAAAAATAGGGATGTTTTATTGTTGCAAGAAGAAGAACGTAAAGTATGTGAAACAAATATGAAGGTAAAAAGAGAAAAAGCACGTTTAAATATCCCAGCGGATAGAATTACACCCGTTTCACCATATCCAACATATACACGCTTTCAATTAGATATGAGACGCAAAGTGGAAATTTTAAAATATGAAAATAATGCGACAAATACAAAAACAAATAATTTCACAAAAAAACAACAATGGTCTATGTTGGTGAATGGTAATACTAAAAATGGTTCACAAGCATCAATTATTAAAAGAGAATTATCGATGAAAAATAATGAAAATCCAAATCCTTGTCCTCAAGACGAGTTTTTACCAACTTTGTCGTCTGCCAGTGATGTCCCAGGGAAAGTTATAGTTTTACAATATGTTCCAAATGTTCCACTGTATAACTATGTAAGTAATGAAGCATTCGCACAAAATGATGGTAATTAGAAGTGTTTAGCGTAATTCGTAAGTAAATGTCAATTATTTTCTTCGTGTTATAATAATAAACAAATTATGAGTTCAATTTTCAGAATAATAGAAACATTTTTCTTCATAAGTTTAGGAATCACGTTCATACTTGTTCTATTACTTGTATTTCACTTCAAGATAAGATTATTGTCTCTAGAAGAGAAACACGATACAACATTGGAAATAATAAATAATATAGTGGGTGAACTACAATATATCAAGAAGTCGGGTATTATGGATATAAAGAGAGTTAATATGGTTGTTGAACCTCTTAATGGAGGTAATGGACATATAGAATTAGGACGTTTCAAACCTGATGAAAGTAACAAGGTTTTTGTTTCAGACGGAGAAAATGATAATGAAAGTGAAGTTGAAAGTGAAGGTGAAAGTGAAGATGAAAGTGACGATGAAAGTGACGATGAAAGCGAACACGAAAGTGACGATGAATGTTCGGTCGACTGTGATAAGGGCAATGACACATATGCCATTGATATAAAAATTATTAAACTTGATAGTGATAATATTGAAACACCGATTACTGCTGACATTGCAACGAAAAAAGAGCACGAACACGATTGCGATTATAGTGATGGAGAGAGAGAGAGAGATGGAGATGATTCAGTTGAAGGCACAGAACAAGACGTTGATAGTATAGTGATAGGAACAAAAATTGATGAGGTTGATATTGAAATTCCAGAAATTGATGTTTCTAATTACGACGGTGATGACATAGTAGCAGATAACAATTTTGACGATTACCGAAAACTGAACGTCCAATCATTAAAAAATATTGCTATATCGAAGGGATTATCATCTGATCCTTCAAAACTGAAAAAGAAGGAACTATTACATTTACTTGCATAACGAAAATATACAATAAAAATAATGCAGAAGTGATAGTTTTATTTATAATGTAATTGTATAATATGGATTACCTCTTCTCATCACCAACAGTAAATATACCAAGATCGTCGTTAGGATACGGCGCAAATAATAAATATAGGGATTTTCCACCTTTGATGAGTGATGGACGGTCTATTGTTTCGAACACGCAAAATATTGCGGTATTGAATCAAAAACTCATAACTGATAATGGAATTACATCTAACTGGAAATATAGGCAATATATGATTAAGAATGCAAATACAATAATGGAGTATAATTATAGAGAGTCGTCAAATGACACTGGATATATGATTCCTAATAGTATAACGAACAATTCAAAAAAAGATAAATTAATACTTCCATATACATTTGATTCGCTAAACGATAGTTCAAAACCACACCAAATGACCGATTTAAAAGAGTTATATTTGAGTAGAGAACAATTGAACGCAAAGAAGGTTGTCCCTGTATTATTCAAGAACTAGAATTCATTTTATGTATCGATTATGTATACAATTATGAATCTTTGTCGATATCGAAATGTTTTCGGCGCTCCAGGAGAAGGTGTTCATAGTTATAGATTTTTGAATATAGCGGTAATTGATGTAGTTTTTACTTTCGTAGCAGCATATATAATTAGTGTTTTTAGTAATTTTTCGTTTTTATGGACTTCTATTATTTTGTTTTTAATTGGAATATTTTTTCATCATATTTTTTGTGTAAATACAACTATTGCGAAAATACTGAGAAAGATGTGTCAGTATTTACTTATATTGCATAATTATTTACTGAATATCAGCGTAGAATATGTATATAGAAAATAAATGGTATATAATATATAAATGACAGAACCTGTAACTGTTATGTCATTTGATATAGGAATAAAAAATATGGCTTACTGTATCATAAGTGTAGATACAGACGTAAAAATTCTGGATTGGTGTGTGATAGACATTTCAAAAAAGAATGATCAGGAAGGCGAAGTAGCTGTGAAAGTGTGCGGTTGTACAAATAAAACAACAGTATGTAGAAAGAAAGCGAAGTATGTGAAAAATTGTGTATTTTATTGTGAGAAACATGCGAGGGATTCAACCGAATTTCTCGTACCTGAAAAACGTCTTACATCAGCTAAATTGAAAAAGAACAAATTATTAGAATTAGAAAAGATAATAGAAGAATTTTCTATACCGGAACCAGAACAAGCATCAATTCGAGATAAAAAAATGAACAAGAAAGAAATATTGGAAAGAATAGATTTTTTTTTCGAAAAAAAACTTTTACAAAAAGTTGAGGACGTAATTTCGGTTAAAACACAACATATAAATTTGATAGAACTTGGTAGAAATATGGCAAAAATACTGGATAATTCGCGGGGATTGAATAATGTAACGCATATTATAATAGAAAATCAAATTTCAACACTTGCAAATAGAATGAAAACAATACAAGGAATGTTGGCACAATACTTTATAATGAGATTTGGAGATAAAATTCATATAGAGTTTGTATCATCCGCAAATAAATTAAAATGCTTTCCAAAAGACAAAAATGCTGAAATAGTGAACAATTATAAAAAACATAAAACAGATGCTGTCTATTATACAAAAGAGATACTTACGAAAAATTTATCGATTAATGCAAGGGTCAAGCAGTATGCCGAATCCACTACTTCAGAAACTTGGACCGATTCACTTGTATCAAAAAAGAAGGATGACTTATGTGATAGCTTTTTGCAGGGTATTTGGTATTTGACAAAATTGGACTGTTTAAATCTTGATGAGAGTTATCAAATTAGTAAAAAGTGATACAATAGTAAATGTATTGAATTGATTCGTGAGTATAAAGAAATAAAGATATATATTTATCATAATATGCAAGAACTAAATGGTTTTGATGATTTCGACACAAGGTCAAATGATGGTGATTCAAGAAAAACCGTGAATTTCGGGAGTGGGGTGGAATATCTGATGAATGATAAAAAGAAAACACAATCTTCAAATATCAATATAGATTTAGGTGAATTAGACCGTTTAGAAGATGAACTAAATGACTTAAATGATATTCCAAGTAGCAGAAGTTCAAATACAAAAAGTTCGGCTGGTTTTGGTCAAAATTTTTTCAACTTCGGTTCAACAAATGAGGTGAATGACGATACATCTTTTGGTGAGTCGAATTTAGGAAATGCTACCGCACATAGTGTAGGGAACGCTTCAAATTCGTTTGAAGGATTTACTAAATTAGGAGATTCACCATCGGAAAATTTGAGTAAATTATCTGACCGTGAAAAAAGACGTAAAAAGAGAATGATGATAAAGAGGTTGGAAGAATGGGCGGAGAAAGGACTGATAAAATCAAATCATTATACGGTTGAGTCGTCATATGAAGAAATAGAAGATGAATATGAATGTGCATTAGAAGATAAACGTAAAAAGGATAGTGTTAAGGTTCAGGGTTGGTGGTTCATGACTTTCGTGAACACTATAGAATATGCGAATGCTGCTTTCGACCCTTTTGACCTTAACTTAGATGGTTGGGGAGAATCTGTAAATGAGGATTTAGATGCTTATGAAGAGATATTCTCCGAATTGTATGTCAAATATAAGGGTGGAAAGATGTCTCCAGAATTGGCATTACTACTTCGTTTAGGATTTTCAGCATCAGCAGTGAACTTCACTAATAAAGTATTGTCATCAGCAACACCAGGATTCAATGATGTAATAAAACAAAATCCTGATATAATGAAAATGTTTACGAAGGCGACGGTTCAATCTATGAGTCAACAGAGTCCAGCGTTTAATTTTGCGTCACAGATGATGAGTAAGGACGACAATATGAATACAACATATGGAAGTCCTCCACCACCAGTAGAAACAAAACTACAACCACCATCACAACGCCCTCCTCTAAATAATATGCAATTTTCACAAAGACCAGATATAAGTGCTGGACGTGGTGCGTCTCCAATGTTTCGTGAAGATGGTGTAGTGATGAACAGTTATGGAGATGTAAAACGTCCAGAAATGAAAGGTCCTCAAAATATGGATATAAATAAGTTATTTTCGGGTTTAAAAACACAGGATGTAGTCGAACCAATGATAGATGAGAATGACTCTATGATAAGTATTTCATCCATGAAAGAGCTGATGTCAAACAAACCTCCAAAGAAGGGTGGACGCAGAAAGACATCTGAGAAAAACACAATTTCACTTGACATCTAAAACTATATAAAAAATTATTTGTGTAAATAACATATTGAAATGTTTTTGATACAAATCGTCGATCTATATTATTCAATCAGAAATTTTGTATGTTCTACATCATCATTTAAGTTTATACAGTTTCTGATTTCATATTGTTATTATAAAAAGTCATTCGAACCAATTGGAGATTATAGTTCGGTGTCATATTTTACATCAGGGTTACGTGTTCCAACAACAAAAATTTACAAAAATTTACATCTAACATGTAAAATAGGCAGGCACTATATAAGTAAACAAATCCAAGTGATTACCAACGAAGTTGAAATTCCTGTATGCTTTTCATCAATTGTGTCTATTCTGTGGATATACTTATTTGATAAACCTGTCATTATGGAATCATTTCAAGACAGAAGTGAAATTATTACTCAAATGGATATAATAGCTATAGATTACAGTTATGTTTTAAAAGAATGTGTACCAATAGATATAGTTGTATCAAATACGAGTTTTATAAGCATAGAATATGTCCACCCAAAATTAGATAAACCGTTGAGTATTAAATTGCCAAGAAATTATTTTGTAGTAGGAAATGAGATTTTAACTGACATTTTTGTTTGTAGATATTTGATTTATGAATATGGTAAACACGTAATATTTGAAGATATGGACTATAAATTAAATATCATTGATAGTAATATTAATATGTTATCATTTGGAAAAGATAAGTATATTGAGCTGACCAAAAATGGATACTCCGTGAAAGATAATAAATAAAATCTCACACTTCTATAACGGCGAAGCCGTTCTATAGAATAGAGATTAAAGAATAGTAACAATATAGAGAATGGATGATAATAATAACATAAGCTACAAATTCATCGTTTTTATTAAAAAAATATGAATTGTGCTTCAGACGTAATAAATTTGACATCAAAATGGTCTTTATTTTATCATCTACCGCAAAATAAAAATTGGGATCTTGCTAGTTATGTTAATGTTTTCGATAGTATTGACACATTAGAAAAACTAATTGCGGTAAATGAATATGTATCAGAAAATGTTGTAAAATATTGTATGTTATTTGTGATGAGAAAAGGCGTAACGCCCATGTGGGAAGACCAAAAAAATCGTAGTGGTGGTTGTTTTTCATATAAAGTTGTAAACAATATGGTTCATGACGTATGGAAAGAATTGATGTATTTGCTATGCACCTGCAAGTTGACAATGAATAGCAGTAATATGTCAAAAATAAATGGAATTACGATTTCACCAAAACGTAATTTTTGTATCATAAAAATTTGGTTGTCTGATTGTTCTATACAGAATCCAAGTTCTATTGTTCCTATTGAAAATTTAACAAAAATGGGGTGTCTATTCAAGAAACATCAACCTGAATTTTAATCTCTTACCAAAATAACAAAGTTATTTTCCACGGCTAAGAAGATATTAATAAATTTCTCATTCTTCCTACTGATGCACTCTCATTATCGACTTCGTCGATAATAAATCATTCGGAGATTAAATCCATTCTATACATTTTCTCACAATTATTCGCAAAATTAGATCTTACTACTTCATATTTTTGATAAACAACTTTGTTCTGTCTATCAAAAGCAATTTACGATTACCTCAATTAATTTCCCATGGAACATATAATGGATTTATAGACATGGGTGGTTTTGCTACTTGCACTGATTGCAAAGAAGAAAAACCCAATAGTAAATTTATATTTTACAAAAACAGAGTTAATCCAAAAACAAAACTATGTTTGTATGTGAATAAAAAATGTACTGAATGTAGAAAATTGTATTTGATACATAAAAAACAATCTACCGAAAACGTGAAGACGTTAAATATCGTACGTCCAATACCATCAATAAACGCCCCCTACAATTGTGATTGTTGTAATAAAGATATTATTACGACAAAAACGATACAATTAGACCATTGTCATAAGACAGGTTTGTTTCGAGGATGGTTGTGTAAAGAATGTAATATTAGTATGGGAAATTTGGGGGACAATATTAGCGGAATAATGCGTGTAATAAAATATATGAATAAAACAGAAAAAAAGATGACAAATGAATTACATCAAATATTAGATGATGTTTTGTTAGGAAGTGAAATTTTGTGATAATGGTGAAAGACACAATTTGATACTTCCTAATGACGCAACATCGTAACTGCAGATAAGAGGCATATCGTTTGATAAATAAATTTCTACGGTAGAGCAGAGAGGAGTACATTTAATAAACTGACTTAAACTTTTTAGAGAAAAGACACCTTGAACTACACTTGACGGATCATTGGGGCGTTGTGTAAAGTTCATAAATGTATCAATTTCGGACCTGTATATTTTACAACTTGCGAAACTCCCTTCACAAGAAAATATCAAATCACTCCCTACAGATTTTATTTCGATACGGTCTGATATAGAACTTAAGTCCCGAATACTCTTTTGAAAATCTGAACTTGGCAAATTTATAATGGTGTCATACACAACAGGTGGTATTTCCAATTCATCGGAATCTGGTTCAATGAGTCGTAGTTTTTGACTGTAGCATTGTCTTATATCTCCATTATCATATTGTAATCCCAAATGTGAAACCACCCCATCTTGATAATCTGTATTCTCAATATACATTGTCAATGTGTCATCATTAGACATTGTAGAAATAACCTTAAATAAATGCAACGCATTGGCACAAATGACAATTTTCTCTGGTTTGCATAAATATTCTTCAAATTTATTTGCGTGTAATAAAACATTTACAAGAATAGTATGCGTTTTATCAAAATTTATTATTCTCAGTCCGTCCTTCTTGAATATTAGTGTTAAATCGCCTAAAATATCTTTTGCTGAACTGAATAAATTTCTGATTGGTGATATTTGAACCGTTCGTATCAAGAGAACACAATTATCTTCGTTCATTTACGTTATTGGTATTATTTTTCTATATCATTTTTCACTTATTATAAAGGATTATTTTTTCTCTGTCCAATCTACCAATTGGTTTCAAGTTATGATTATCATTTCTTGCCTCTGAATCTTTAACTTCGTTTACATCGAAAATTTCGTTATTTCGTCTGTTCAAATAATAGGTTGTGATTTGTCCGTTGTGTGTATATTTAATCTCCTGTAATCCAAATAATACAATATTCTTGATATTTTGTTCTATTTCGTTTGTATCATTTTTATCTTTTCCTATTTCAGGAATTGTTAAGAAGTTGTTATTGTCACCATTCGCAGTATAACACAAATAACCACTACCCGATTTGTTATATAATTTACAATCTATCGCTGAACTCTTGACAGCATCGAGTAGTTTTTGGTTTATTCTATCTTTCCGTTCCGCCATTTCAAACAATGATTCGTCTGTTGTTACAATTTCTTCTGAATTTATTTTACTTCTATCAATTAAATGCAGTACTTTATAATCTTCACTTTTTTTTTGTTTCGCACTGTATGTTGTTATATATATAAATACTTTTATGGTTTGAAGTTCGATAGGTAATTCTTCGTGACTGCAAATTCTTCTTGCCCTTCCAATTACTTGTTGAACTCTTACCATATGCCAATATGGTTCGACGATATGAACGTATCGGGTGTTCTTCAAATTTATACCTTCCGCACCACTTGATGTAATCATCAATACTTTAATAATATCTCCATACATATTTTTAGTTTCGGGTGATTTTGCCATTAATTTTCTAGCAATTGTTGCTGGAACTAAATCCCAAGAACCGTTATATACATTACGAACAATTTCTTTCTCTTCAGTTGATTCAGTGCCCGTGTACAGAACAAATTTTGGTTTATTTGCGTCTTCAACTTTTTCATCAATTTCCCACGTTTTCGTTTTTTTCAACTTAAATTCAGCGTATCCGTTCATTTCAAGAATCATTTTTAATATCCCTACACCCTCAATAGTTCTGAAGTTACTATATAAGAGATGAAGTCCAATATTTTTAGGGTCAATTATATTTTCCAATATTTTAGAGAATTTAGGACTGTAAGTTGATAATCCAGACGAGCCCAAGTATTGAGGGTTTCGTAGTTTTTCCATAACTTCATTTATTTTCTTTTCATACGGAATTTCCTCACCAGGTTTATTTTCCTTAGCAGGTTTCCTTTTTAATCTACGCATCGCAGCCGCTTCTTCGGTGTTTTCATCTTGATCTTCATTATCATCATCTTCTCTATCATCATCAATTTCTCCAACAATTACCATTTGAAGAGCATCCATATCAACCTCTCCATTTTCCTCTTCATTTTCCTCTCCATTTTCCTCTCCATTTTCATTTTTACCGTCGAATACTACTTTATCAGGTCTTGGTCTTTCGAGCTCACCACCAGGAAAAGCAAAATTACAACAAGCACGAGAAAATATTCTATATGTAGACGGTATCGTCAGTATATCTTCGGCATTTTTTCCAACGTTTCTTGCTTCATTCTTTCGTTTATTTTCTTCACTTTTTGCTTCTGCTTTACGGACTTTATTGTAAACATCAATTTGAAAATCACTCATTTCACATAAAACAGGATGATAAATCTTCCCTGTATCAGACATTTCATATCTTGGCAATAAATTTTCCTGTGCGCTCCTGAAATATGAGGTCATCCCAAGAATTCGGCGTTTAAACAAGTTCTCATTTCTTAAATTACCAGTTTGAATGTCTATGAATTCTTTCATAAATACTTCTGAAATATCTGGTAGACATTTATGAACCACAATAGTGTCTTTTTGAGATACAATGTCATTTTTTCTTAAAATCCCCTTTACTCTTTTCAAGAATAACTCATCGGTCATTGTGCTATTTGGATTTAATGCGACTCCACTATATTCTGAAAATGCTCCATCACCGCCATTTTGTATTTCGCGGTCTGGATATTCCATTTGAGGTAATAACATATTGTCGACTTTACTTTTCACAATTTTTCTTGTCAAATTATTATGTATTTTATTCGCACGTTTAGTACCACCTACTCTTACATTTTTTCCACGGACGGGCTGTTTCTTATTTACAAACCCTGATGGATTCCTTGTTATGATTAATTTATTATTACTGTATGATACAAAGTCGTGATCTACAAATCCATCGGTTTCAAACATATCTAATATCGTATCACGGTTAATTT